ATTGAAATGAAACATATTCATTATTTTATTGAATAAATCCGCATTACAATCTTCTATATAATTTGTATTTTCTACTAACCAATTGTAAAAGTCGCCTATTTTATGATTATCTTTACTTTCAATATTCTTATTTTTTTTATATTTTTTAAAATATTTTAAAGTAGTGTACAAATTCAATTCATTTTTGTTGCTTATATTATAATCGGTTCCAGAAATGACACAAATTTCGCTGAGTTCATTTTGTTTTATTTCCAATTTATTTAATATTTGTTTTGTATTATATAAAACAAATGTATGATTCATCAAACTCATATATCTTAAAACAAGCGGGCATCCATAAACAAACATATCCATATCTTCACTTAGACAAGCCCATACAATGCCTTTAATGGCCAGGAAAGCACACAGTTCATCGGCTTCATTTGGAGCGTCACAAAATGTCATTCCAAAATTACGGATTAAATTCTTCACATCATTTATTTGATTTATATGAATAGAAACAAATTTTTTTTTTAATAAATCCATTTTATTGATTATTTCATGTTTTTCATCGTCATCCATATTGGAATCATATTCCAAATTTATCTTAAGTTGATTGAATTCTTTTTCGGCCGCTTTTTTTTCAGCAATACGTTGCTGTAATAGTTCTTTTTTTTCAGCAGGAGGCTTTCCGTCAAAAACAAATATTGGGATAATATTATAATACTTGAAAATAGATAACATTAAATATATATTTTCAATTAACGAATTTTCAGATACATATTTATATAAATAAATACTAATATCTACTGCTATTTTTTTACCTGATAATTGTTTCATATGAATAATTTTAATACACTCGGTATTTTTACATTCTTCTTTGAAATATTTGTTTAAAAATCGTATTCCCATATAGCAAGATTTATTTGTGATTTGTTTTTTAGAGTTGCTATATAACATAATAAAAATTTCAATTTTAATTTCCACCTTTAAAAAAGGTGGAGCCAAATCAACCTTTGAAAAAGGTTGAGCCAAATCAACCTTTGAAAAAGGTGGAGCCAAATCAACCTTTGAAAAAGGTTGAGCCAAATATTTTGGGGTTTTGCACAACTTTTTTGAAAAGTTGTTAGGTTGAATGGAATTTAAAAATCTAAAACTAATTCATTATCAATATTAAAATTTCGTTGAAATTTATATAAGTCAAATTTTTTAAAATAAACCTGATTTATTTTTCTATTATGTTGGATAATTATGTTTTCAGTTATATCATTTTTATTATTTAAAATTGGATGAACAGTATTTGGTGCTATTTTATTTTCAAAATCAAATAGGTGGTCTTTTGGCCAATATGAAGGAAGACCAAGTATCATATTTTCACAATAAACTAATTTTAATTTAAGTTTTTTTAAATCATCTTTAGTATATGGTTGATATATTTTTACTTTATTTAAATACTCACACATATTAGTTATATGAGTATGGTGTAATATCCCGATATCCATAGTAGGTCTAACCGACATATTTAATAAAGGAAAACTACTCATATTTGAATTCTTAATATTGTTATGATAAAAATCGTTTAGTGTGTTAAAAAAATTATTTCCAAATTTTATTGTATCTGGTAATATAAAGAAGTAGTTAAATTTATTTTTAAATTCATTCATATTTTCATAAATATATATACAGCTTGTTAAATGGAGACCAGTATATGTTACTTTTACAATCTTAATATCATTTTGGTAAATTACAGAATTTTCATCTTCTTGTCCAGATACAATCAAAATGTTCTCTCTGGGAATTGTTTTATTAATATCTAAACTTATAATTTGTTCTATCAAATTATTGATATTCAAATAATACCCTTTACATGTATTGATTACTAAACATAAGTCGGACATATACATAATGTAAAGAAAAAAAAACTTTATCCTAATTCACAAATAGACATTCTTAAATTCGTTAATAGTTTTTTTTTAAATTTGGTATTCATTATTCTAGTATTTTTATTATTTTTCAAATATTGTAAAAATAATCCCGCATTATCAGTATTTTCCAACATGCTAGAATTTTTATAATTTTTTCCAATAAATTCACAAAATTTATTTTGATTTGATGTTGATTTTTTAAATGCAATCAATGATAGATTATTTTTATCACACCATAATAAAAACGAAGGGTAATTATTAATCATTACCGTTTTAATAACATAATAAGCAAGAACATTTGTTTTTTCTTTGTACAAGTTCTCTCTTAGTGTTATGCTTTCGGGTTTATTTGAATACAAATCTCTATAAGATAATCCCATAAAATCCAGTACTTTTACTAACTGGAAAAAACTATAGTTTCGCTCAAAATTAATAAAAAACTCAGCGTTAGAGAGAAACTCTTGCGAATTTTCCATATCTTTCAAAGAATAAAAACTACAAAACAGCCCATTTATTATTTCTGCCCAGAACTCAGTATAAGCCTCATATGAATTTACAAATGATTGTACTTTGAAAATGCCTAATAAATATTTATGGCAATCATTATTATTCATATCCGAAAAATCCAGCCCGAAATTATGAAATGTTTCATGTATAAATACTTTAAACCATTCTTCACGCCTAAAAATAACTATTTCTGAATCTTTTGGGCAAGTTGTAGTAAAAGCAGTATTTACATGCTTTTCATCTAAAATATGAATATTTGATTCTGGTAATTTTTTTTCTAAACTAGTAAAATAAAAATAAATGATTAGTGAATTAGCACATTGTTTTGATGAATATAAATTTAATATATATAACCACATTATTATTGAGTCAACATATTTATTGTATGTTTTAATTTTAAGTTCAATATTTGGGTCTTCAACAACAAAAATAACTTTGCAATTACGATTAAAGAGAGAAAATTCGTAAGAAATTTCAGATAAACTTAATTCATCAATGTGTTCACGTATAACTTGCGGGAAACTATGATAATTAAAATTCTTGGGTTTCGTAATTTCCAGAGAATTTTGAATTTTTACAATATCGTAATGATATATTTTTGTGGTTTTTTTGATAGATTGCAAATACTTATACGCATTTAAAATATCATGATACAATTTCAATAAAATATTGTTTGTTGTAGTTGTATTTTTTATGTGATGTATATATTTATTATTTGTAAAAAAAGAGAGAAATTGTTTACTTTTGGATGTTAGTTTCATTATTATAACTTGTTAATATAACAAGTTATTTATTTTTAAACCATTTAATTTACCTTTTAGTTTACCTTTTAAAAAAAGGTAAAACCAAAAAAACCTACCTTTTAGTTTACCTTTTCTCATTTCAAATTCCGAATTTTTCTAAAAATAGGTTCAACGACATTGGATACCAATCTAAATAAATTCCTTCACCGTATGTGCTACTACATTCAGTATAATATTGAAAACGTATTTCATTTTTGTTATTCAACTCGGTGTAGAATAAATATGTTTTTTTCTTTTCTTCATCACCCAATATTTCATTATATGTTTTTTCAAATAATATATTAGCAAAATCGTCGTCATTAAAATTATATATTCTTATTCCAAAAATACTACCATTATCATAAATTCCCATTTTATAATATAATAATAATAATAATACATTTGTTATTATAATTTAACGCAACAATGGGCGTTTTAAATGAGAAAAGGTGTAAAAGGTAAATTAAATGGTAAGTTTTTTTGGTTTTACCTTTTTTTAAAAGGTAAACTAAAAGGTGGATGATTTGGCTCCACCTTTCTCAAAGGTGGAACGAATTATCATTAAATCATCAAGTACTTCAGCAGGATAGCCTTTAATATAATGCATTAGTTTTGCATCTTTTGTAGCTAATAATAATTCTTTCAGGTCCTCGTTTTGACTAAATTTGGCATTTTGAGCAGCACGTTTTTCTTGCTTATCTCGCTTACCAAAAAAATCTGGGTCTATTGTCACTTCTACAGGTCTCAATAGTTCGCCCTTGAATTTACCTGTTTTACTACCAGCAGATTTTGCCATTTCAGGATCTTTAGATAACTCGGTTCCCGAATCCAGTGAAAAACTCAAATAAAAATCAGGATGCATTTTTTTGAATTTAGAACCTTGATAATAATGGTCTACACTATTCCATTTATGATTATCTAAAGTGAAAGGTTGTACCCATGAATCGTCCAACTTTTTTCTCCATTGTGGGATGGAGGCTAAATTTGAAAATTCTTTAATTTTATCTTTGGGTATTTTTTCACCCGAACCTTTTCCTGGCAAAGGTTTATCATTTGATTTTGTGTAAAAAACAAAAACAACATTATCATCATACATTCCCCTCAATTTTGCTTCGGATAATTCTTGAAAATCTGATTGTTCAAGTTGTTCACCTTTATGTAATGTAGACTTGAATCTTTGAAAATCGGGAATCAGGTGAAAGACACCAGCATTCTTTTCAAGGCATTTATCCACAATTAATTTTTTTATATCATAAGGAATTTCTTGAAATTTGAATATTAATTTCTTCTTGTAACCTACCAATTTGTAATGTGAACCTGTATAATCAACAATAATATAAAATTCTGGATAAAAAACACCTTTATTTTCCAAATACTCATCGTTCAATTGTCCACATTGCATGACATTTTTAATATCATCGCTTTTGTATGCTTCGCTTGATAAAATGATAAATTTTATATTCAATATTCGTTCCAATGTTGAAATCGTCCATGTTTCCGCCCAAAATTCACAACTTCTTATTTTCTTTTTGAATTTATCCAACGTATCTATTCCTTTCATGAATTTGTATTCACTCATGATTTGAGATGTAACCTTCTTTTCTGCAATCATTTTAGTATGTAAATCTTGCAGTTTTTTAGCTTCTTCTGCAAAAAATTTCTTTTCATTTCTATCTAAGGTATTGGTGAATTTTTCTTTTATTTTTGTATATTCTATTGACAATTCTTTTATTTTATTTGTTTCTTCAATATAATTTTGATTATACATGTCATAATGCTCTTTATAATTCATAAAGATATTTTCATTCGCTTCATCAGATAGTTTTTTTCTCAATTTATTTACAGAGGTTTGTTGTGCTATACTAGAAAAAGCGTCGCGAATTGTAGCGAATAAACAATCACCTCCTCCTTCATTATCCGTAATTGAATAATAATTATTTTCCATGAATTTCTGCACCCAATTTTCAGATTGAGATTCTTGAAATTTTTCTCTTATATTTTTTGCCTTTTTTAAAGTCTCCTCTACCAATAATGGTGGTAAAGGAACGCCTTTTGTTAAAATAAAAATATCTTCCCTTTCTTTTGGTATGTCATAACTCTCTATTTTCAATTCTTCTTGTTTTTTATTGATTCCTTCATCGTCTTCCAATTCTTCACTTTCAACAATTTCTCCTTCTTCTTTATCAATACCTTCTCTCCTTATTAAAGGTACATCGGGCACCATTCGCATTTTTTCTAACATACTCTTTGTAACAAATTTATAAATTAATGGCTCATCCAATTTTTCCACATCTAAATTATTAAAATCATCCAAATAATTTATATAATTACTTGCTTCTATTTCATATAAACCTATTTGAATAACCTTATTATTAGACTTGACTAAATAAATCGGAAAATAAAAAATATTTTTATCCTCAAATGTATTTTTAGCACTTCCCACTGCAATAATAACGTCAACTTCTTCAATTTCTATTTGATATAAATTCGCCTCTGTTTTTAAATCACCGTAATCTACGCTTTTTAATTCAGGATAACTGATGCGACTATTTATTTTTGATAATACCATCTTTATAATATAATTATATTTATATTTATATTTATATTATTTTACATTTGCCATAATATATATTTTTTCATAAATTTGTCATTTTTTAACTCATTCATAAAATACCACAACTGCTTTCTTTTATAAACAATCAACGAATTTTCAACGTTTTCTTCAAAATCCAATAAAAAAAATATCAACTCTTGTTTTTTTAATTTATTCAATTTTACTTCTTTCAATAATCCATAATATTCACATATTAGTAATAGTTGTTTTACATTGTAATTGGTATCATACTCTATTAACCTTGCAGCTAAAAGTGAATCCGCGTTAAAATGATAATCACTTGAACAATCCTCTATTTCTTTTAAAATATATTCTAGTTCGTTTGCATCGTGTGTATTGTCTGGTGTATTGTCTGGTGCATTGTCTGCTGCATCGTCTTTAAAACTATCGTCAATATTCATTAGTATATTTTCTTGATACATGATTATAATTTAGTATTTATTATTTATTTTTAAACCTTATTTTATTTACATATCAATTAAATCCATAAACTTAAAAATTGACTTATTACTTAAACTTAAATAATTTTTAGATTTACTATGTGCTAATTTTTCAATGATTTCAATAATACTCATATTATCAATCAATTCATAAACCAAATTTTCATTAAATAATTCTTTTTTATATAAAATACCAATATTTTCAGTTAGCTCATCAACCTCATTTTTCTTGTTATCTTCATTTATATAAGTATAAATTTTATGCATTAAATTTCTTATAATACTAATAATTTTTTCCTTTGAAATTATGTTATTGTTCATCAAGTTTAGAAAGAAAGAAGCTAGTGCTCGCCTTTTTTCGTTATCTTTATTAATCTTACAAAATTTATTATAATCAACACTGGGTTCAATATACTCTATATTATCAAACAAATTAATAAAATTATTGAAATTTTCTTGAAAAATTATTTCCATAATTTTGAAATTTTTGATCAAATCGCAATATAAATCAGCATACATTTTTGAATAAAATCTATTATTAGATGCAATTTCAAAAATGATTGTTCCTAATTTATTCATCTCATCATTATTAATATCATCTTTCAGAATATTTTCAATTACAGTAATAATTTTATTTTTACTATCAATATAGTTTTTGTCTGACATTTTATTCAAATGTGAGCGTACCAAATCAATTTGCGCATCCAACCCAATCTTTTCCTCTAGTTTTGTTTTTTGAAACGTACGCAATGTTTCCCAGTCTTCTTCGTTCAAAACCTCCATTGACTTGTTTCCACGTCTTTTCTTATCAACCACGTTTTTAAAATTCTCGTTTTCAATCAGTAAAGAAGATTCTTGCTTCAACGGATTTATTCTTTTTTGAAATACCGGTGTTTTTACATAATTAGGCGAGCCGACTTCTAATGCAATCTCCGATATAATTTTTAATGTATCTTCCGGAAAATCAAATTTAAAACCGTTCAAAGTAATATCATTGAAATGTTGTAATGTATATTTCATAGTCATTTTATGTTGGAAAAGATATACTATTACATTATATTAGTCAATACATTTATATCAATTTTTTTAAATAATTATAATATTTTAAAATTCACTTAAATAGAAAATACAATAATATATACATAATGTCTCTTGAGAATGATCTTGGTGGTGTTGATAGTGTTAAAAATGTAGGTAATACAGACGAAGAGGAAACATATAATTCTTCATATGAAATAAATAATTGGGATGATTTAGACAATGATCCCAATATTTTACGAGGTATATATAGTTACGGGTTTGAGATACCAAGTCCAATTCAAAAAAAAGCAATTAAACCTATTATTTTAGGTAAAGACGTTATTGCTCAAGCTCAATCAGGAACAGGGAAAACAGCTGCATTTGGAATTGGTGCATTATCTATCGTAAACGTTCTGGATAATTTTACACAAGTTTTAATATTATCACCTACAAAAGAATTAGCAAAACAAACATCCAATGTATTAGAACAAATTGGAAGTATGATGAGTGGATTAAGAATTCAGACTGTATATGGAGGTTCTCCTTACGAAGAATTTAACAATTTTACTGACAAAAATACCCCCCATATTATTTGTGGGTGCCCAGGAAGAGTATATGATTTAATGAGAAGAGATAGAATAACATCTAAAAAAATAAAGCTGCTTATCTTGGATGAAGCGGATGAAATGTTATCAAGTGGTTTCAAAGAACAAGTATACAATATATTTCAAAATTTTAACAATGATATTCAGGTAGCTTTATTTAGCGCAACACTTCCCAACAGTATTTATCCAATCATAAATAAAATTATGCGTAATCCTGTAAAAATTTGTGTAAAAGCAGAACAATTGACATTAGAAGGTATTTCACAGTATTACGTTGCAGTAGAAGATGATAGGCAAAAATACGATACTCTTAAACATATCTATCAATATGTATCTGTTTCACAATGTATCATTTATTGTAATAGTATTAAGAGAGTTTCTGACTTGTATGATGCAATGAAAGAAGACAATTTTCCTGTTTGTTGTATACATAGTAATATGGATAAAAATGAGAGAGAAGTTGCTTTTAAAGAATTCAAAAGTGGTAAATCACGCGTCTTGATTTCATCCAATGTTACAGCGCGAGGAATAGATATACAACAAGTAAGTATTGTTATCAACTTTGATGTTCCAAAAGACATTCATACTTATTTGCATAGAATAGGTAGAAGTGGAAGATGGGGAAGAAAAGGCGTTGGTATTAACTTTATAACACGAAGAGATATTAATAAAATTAAAGAAATTGAAAGCTATTATTCTTGTGAAATAAAAGAGATCCCTATTACTTTAGATTTTTTAGAGACATTTTAGACCAATCAATAATAGGTTGTGTGATAGGTAAAATAAAATTATTTCTAATAGTTTCAATGTAATAATTGAATAAACTGATAAATGAAATTAATAATATATATATACCAGTAGAATAACATACTTTTCTATCTAATTCAGTAAAGGATATTT